GGATGGTTTGCATAAGGCCCTGAGACGGATGCCCGGCAGCAGCATTACTGTCCCAGTTGTTAATCGCGTTCGGATTACCGCCGGATTCACGGCCGATCAGAACACTCAACGGACCAGCCCAGGACTGTGGAACTCCGGTCAGCTGAATGGCCTGCATAATCCAGCCTTGAAGGTCTGGATTACCTGTAAATACCGCGGAAAAGAAGCTGCCAATCCTTGAGACAGCTCCCTTTACCAGATTAATCGCACCATCGACAACCTTGCCCGGAATAGCCGCGAGGGCATCATGAAGTCCACCAAGGCCAGGAATAACGGTGCCGACAACCGAGTTAAAGGCCTTCTTCACCGCGGCTGTGGGATCGGAGATGAAATCGGCAATACCGCCGATCACACTGCCGACAATGCCACCATCCGCGAACTGCGGAAGACCGCCGGAGCTGCCCAAGCCGCCGGAGCTCCGGCCACCGGAGTAGTAGGCGTTAGCCGCGTGCACGAAGCCAGGCCCTAGGCCCCGTACAGCCTCCGGCACGAGCACACCCTCACCGGGTGACAGGATGGCCGGGACGCTGTCTCTACCGGGCGAGTAGCCGGGTAGTACACCACCCTCAGCCAGAGGCGTGGCCGGCGTAAGCTTGCCGAGTCCGAAGAGCCCGGCAATCCCGTTCCACAGGGGAACAATCCCGTTATTGTAGACAGTATTAATCACGAAGTTAACCGGAGTCTTCGCAATATCAACTAGCCTATTCCAAATATTTTTGAGATTGTCCATACCAGCACTAAAGGCATTCTGAACACCTTGCCAGTTACCGGTTAAAGCGTCAAAGACAATCTTAATACCGTTCCAGACTAGCTGAACTACGTTCAGCCAGACATTGAATGCATCACCAAGAATACGAAGACCGGACGAGATTGCGTCGAATATCACCTTGAGGCTGAAATTCCAGACTGCCTCGACAACAGTCTTAATGACCGTCCAACAGTCATTAACAATATCACGGAACGTCTGGAAGTGAGTGTAGCAGTAGATAGCCGCAGCCGTGAGGGCCCCGAGAATAACAATAACAACCCCGATAGGGTTGGCATCCATCGCCGTGTTGAGAGCCCAAAATGCCGTAGTAAAATCACCAGTGACCAATGCTGCAACAATCTCAGCATCCTTGAAAGCTTTGATCATGTCGGTGATTATCGAAATGATCTGCCAGGCTTTCCAAGCCTCATAACCGAGCCATAGCGTTTGAACCCAAAATTGCAGATCCGCTGGGTTCATTCCATCAATGAATTTAAGCAGATCATCAATGACGCCGAGAATTACTCCGCCAAGAGGGCCTAAAGCCCGACCAATATCACCAAACGCTCTAAACAGATCGCCAAGGAACTGGACGACCTTAGGCCCTTCTTGCTCAGCATACGATATGAATTGCTGGAATGCTGAACTCTGGCCAGTATGTGTCGCAAAATCCGCGAAGCGACCAGACAGGTTAATAAGCCCTTGGCCCATTTGATCCCATACCGGCTTAAAGGCCTCGATCAGTCCCGCGGCGCCACGGGCAAGATTGCCGATAATGGTGCCAAAGGTGGCAATACTCGGTCCAGCTTCGCCCTTGATGTAGTCAAAGAATCCACGCCAGAATGGATCGGTCAGGGCTGCGCCGGCACGTCGAGCCAGATCTCCGAACGAACTAGTAATAATTCCGACAATAGAATTAAGTACCGGAAAATCCTGCTCAAGACTCCGGAGCCCATCCTCTACACCAGGGAATAGACCCTGCTGCGCGGTAGCCTCAAGCTTCTTTAGCTCCGGCTGCATCTCGTTGTGCAAGAAGGTCACAAACTGCCGACCAGCCGGCGACAGGTTGGCCATGTCCTGTGCCAGCTTATTAGCCGCGCTAGACGCCGCAGACTGCTGTGCGGCCTGCTGAGCTAAAGCCCCTGTAAGAGATCGCTCCGCGGAGACAACACCCTCTTGAGCCTTTTGAATGGCTTCTGCACTGGTCTGGGCTTGCTGTGCCTGATTCCGTTCCGCGTCAGCTAGTGCCTGCTGGGCATTGGCAATTTGCTCAGCATTCTTGCGTTGCGTTTCCGTAACGTTGGCATTGGCGTCAGCTAGTGCCTGCTGGGCATTGCCAACGGCCTGAGTACTTTGCACAACTTGACGTTGTGCGGCTTGTACCTGTTGACTGCCATCAACTCCAGCTTTAGCTGCGGCTTGCTGGTCCTGTTGATTCTGCTGATTCCTAACCTGAATGTCTTTGAGCTGCTGAACAGCCTGGTCATAGGTTAATTGCGCTTGCTCGCGCTGAAGTTGTGATGATTGAGGATTAGCAAGAGTGGTATTGAGTTCTTGCTGTGCCTTCTGAATGTTTAGTTGGGCTTGGCGTTCCGCCAAGGCCCCGTCTTCCACCGCGAGGGTCAGATTTTCGATCTGGCGCTGCGCGGCTTGACGGGCATTAGTCAGTGCCTCTTGAGCTAGCTGCTCTTGTTCTTGAGCATTAGCGAGAGATTGCTCAGCCTGCGTCTGCTGCTCAAGCGCGGATCGCATAGCGATCCCGGTCTGAATGTATGTGTCTTGCAAACTTTGCTGAGCTCGTTGCACCTGCTCAGCCGAGTTTTGTGCCGAGATGGCCGCTTGACGCTGGGCGTCATCTACGGACCGAAGAGCATTCCGTACCCCGTCCTGAGCGGACGCCACGGAATTAGCCGAAGAGATCTGCTCAGCAGCCACCTGAGCCGCTGTCTTGCCGCTGCCCTGCTGGGCAGTGTCCATGTCCTTCAGTGCCGTGGTGACGCCGCTGAAGGCCAGTTTAATAGATGCTATGGCACCGATGCCGATGACGGCGCCGGTACCGATGCCGGCGAGCGCCGCAGCCACCGCGGCAGCAACCGGGATGGCCGCCGGGCCAAGTGAGATAATGGCGTCTTTAAGACTGAGGATGTCGCCAATGTCTTTAGAAGTAGATCCGCCATCATCGACATTAATCTTGACATTCTGGCCATCAAGAGCCGAGATCTCAGCTTTGATGCCGGCCAAATCCGCGGCAGCCTTGAGAGCATCAACCTTGACCTGAATGTTAGGTGACTTAGACCCTAGCTCGTCAAGATCGGCCTTAATGGCCGCCATCTCGGCAAGAGCCTTATCCGCGGTGATATCGATGCCGATGCGCTGGTCTCGCAAAGTCTCAAGCCGAGCACGTAACTCGTCAAGCTTTGCCTCAGCCTCGGAAACATCACCATCAATTTTAGCCTTAGGCAGATCCTTGAGAGCAGCTTCAATGCGGGCCCGCATGGCGTCACCAAAAGCCCCGCCAGCTTCGTCGCCTTCGTCTCTAAACTTGGTCTTATCGGTATCTGGCCCGACCGGAACCTTATACTCAGTCTGGTCTTTACCGAGCTCTTCCCGGACCTTCTCGCCAAAGCCGGTCATATCCGGCAAGACCGTCAAGTAGGCAGTACCGGCATTGTAGTCAGGCACGCCGGCCCCCTCTTTTATTATCTCGGCAAGAACTTAGACACGAGCTCGAAATGCTGACGTATAGCTTGCTTGGCCTCAACCTTGGTCAACGCGGTATGTGGCCTAGGCATGGGATGCACTTCCGGTCGTCTGCCTTTTTCATCATTGACCTGAATTAATGTTGCATGCATGCTATTGAGCAAGTCAATAATGGTGGTAAGTAAATCATGCTCAGTACGCCATCCGACAAGAGGTATCTTGTTTTTCTTATCGGATTTACGCAACATTCTCTCTACCGATTCAGGATCCTCCATCATCTCTGAATAGAAGTACCCATCCCGCGGTAACCGAACGATAAATCTATAGAACTGAGCCCATGGACGTTTACCACGAATATAATCGTGGATATCTATGCCTAGTTCTCGTTGGAAATCATATTCAATGGCCTCGCCGTGCTTCTCAAAGAGCGTCGCGAGGCCCGCGATCCCCCCTGAATATCACTCACCTGAGCAAAAATCTTGAAGTGCTTCAACATATCCAAGATAATGCTCTGAAGCACGATCGCTGGTAAATAGCGAACAGCTTCCCAGACTTTATCAAACTGATCTTCACCGCAGAGCAGCTCGAAAATGCGACTGGTCTGGTTAATGGGAGTCTCGGTGATCTCCACCATAGCCTCGGAGGTGGGAGCCGTAATAGTTACGACTCCCCTGTCTCCTCCTAGGTCAAGCTCGAATGGATCAATGTCAGCTTCCGCTATGTATTGATCAAGCTTGTACGTTGCCATGCTTATTTACCCCATGCTCCTTATCCAAAGGATAAATTATTAACTGCCACCAGGGTTAGCATTGAAGCCTGTAGCGGCCAACTGGGCAAACCAGCCTGGCCCACCAAAATAATGCACAACTGGTGTTCCCAGAACTGGATCATTCTGCGGAGTAAACGTCACATCCCAGACCAGGGCCTCGGCATCGTCATCCCACTTCTGATCGCCAATATCCGTAACGAAGGCCCGCGGGTAGAACCGACCAACATAAATAGCGTTAGTGCCCGTGCCGTCCTGTGTGATACCGAGTACCCGGTAAGGAATCGGCTGAGGACGCGAAGCCTGATTGATAATAAGTTCACGAGTGGTCGGCGCGAGTGGCGCTGTCGAGAGATCCTGTCCAAGGTAGAGCTGAAGAGATGTCTTGTTAGTCTCCAGCATCGTGAACTTGAGAGATCCATCAACCTTGGTGATGTCTCGCCGCGCGCTGTAGACATCACCCCAGGCCATGACCTCCTGAGTCGTCACCTTAGACGCCCAAGTAGGTGCATTCTTCTTATCGATCATGCCGACATCGGTGTATCCTGCCGGCAATGGTGCAATATCCTGACTGGCACCGGTTGTAATACTCGTGATCGCAGCAGCCGTGTACGGCGCGACGAACACACTACCCATGAGAGCCTTGCGAATCAGAGTAGCCTGACGGTGCGCAATGCTCGTATAATCAGCCACAACTACCCTCCCGGGCGATATACTTTGTATCTCTTCTCTGAGCCCGCCACGGTCGGGCGGAAAAATGAACTAAGTATCAATGAGCAGCGACAATAGGCCGTCTCATGCGAATCTCATAAATGCCGACCACTTCGCGGAGATCAATGTTTTCATATGGCTGAATATAGCCAGACGTTAATGTGGTAGTACCATCAATCAAAACTACTGAATTATCCGCGAGAGTAACCTCGGTGGCAAAAGAGTTTTCGATAATTCGCTGTGCGGCCAACTGCATGGCCGCGGAGCCTGGTCTCGTATCTCCTACCGCGGTCACCTGTATATGGGCATAATCCGTGATGTAGTCACTATGACCGCCAATCCGGCGGATGACATAGACCGGTGTTACCAAATTGACCGGCGTACCTTTAACCACGGTGCCCAGTGTGCTCAATAGTGAATATATGACTTCTTCAGCGTCCGCGAAAGAAGGAAGATCCAGACCCATGCTCCTAAGGCCCTTTCCTATGCTCTGCGTTTAGGTGCGTTCAAGAACTGAGCAGTGCGACCGAGTACATGGGCCCCATGATATGGTTCGCGATGTTTACGACCGAACTCCACCCAGGGTGGTGAGGCTTCAATGATTGCTGCTATACCACCCTGTGGACCTCTCCCCTGACGAGCTCGGATTGAGGCCTTAAACTCACCCTTATGCTTATCCCGCGGAGGCCCTGTAGGGGCAATCGATCGAGCAAACGATGCACCGGTCTCCGCGTGGGCAAGCAAAGCAGAGCCTAGTTCTTTTGATGTCCAAAGATAGTCATGGATGCCGCGGTAATTAATATCAACACGTGACCAGGCCATGAAATGATCCTCACACTGAGCGGCGAGGGAGGGAGTCAAACCCTCGACCACGGACACTGCCGGAGCATGGGAGCAACGAACCGTGATTTTCTACCAGCCTCGCCTAGCCTTCAAGCAGTCGCAGCGGGACTGTCATTCCGGGCTGCCATCCGGTAAAAGGACTGGAGAAGTTGGTAGGCAACCCCCACACATGCCACGTCGTACCGTCAGGAAACGTCACCGTGTCGTCTAACCTGATGTCTGAGTCGCTGGGAGCAAAGAGAATCGTTGAAGCCCGTATCGTGTCCCGCTCAAAGCTCTCTTGCCCCCCACCTCGCGCCGCGCTAGTCCGGCTTGCGTAGCTGATGGCACAGCCACCCAACTGGAACGAGCTCGTCACCTGATAGTCGCCATTACGGTCAATAGCCCGATGATTAATGGTGACAGTAATGGAG